AGACGGGCGCTGTCACGGTCCTTGGCGATCCTGAAGCTCCCGCCCCTGAAGGAGGTGATCTTAGTCTGCCGGACGGCACCGTCGTCCAAGTCGTCACGCCCGCATCCGTTGTTGAAACGCGCGGAGACCTAGTGGCGAAAGACGTGGGGCTCGTTGCGGGCCTCGCGTTCGGCCCTGCCGTTGGCGGACTGGTCGCTCAGGGCCTTGGGGTCCTGATTGGGAGCCGCCGCAAGAAGCAACCTGAGGTCGTCAGCCAGGTCTGACGCCGCAGGGTCTGGAGACTGGGAGGATTCCAGACTCGCGATCTGGCCCTAGAGCCATGCCCAGGTCCGGTACGCCGGGCAGCCTGCTGCGCGTTGGAGGGTCGAGGTCTGAGTCAACGTGCCTCTACGAGGCTCTAACTCAAACCAAGAACTCATAACAACAAGGAGCATGTTGTGGCTCTAAGCAACATCTTCACTCACGGCCAGGCAAACGCCACTGGCGACTCGCTGGCCCTCTTCCTGAAAGTTTCCAGCGGTGAGGTTCTCACTGCTTTCCGGCGCGACTGCGTCACCAAGAGCATCCCCTTCCGCCGCCGCACCGTCTCGGGCGGCAAGACCACGCAGTTCAAGGTAACTGCTCGGACCACCGCTACGGGGCATCAGCGCGGTGACTGGCTGCTTGAGGACACGTCGAACGCAGCCGGAGTTAGCCCCTCCCCCTCCCCTTACCTCCGCAACCCGAAAGTTGCAGAGGTTGTCGTGGGCCTCGACCGCGCACTGGTCTCGGGCGCCTTCTTCGACGAGCTGGACGACTTGATGGCTCCCGAATCTGCGGAGTTGCGTCAGGAGTGGGCGTACATGGCTGGCGAGGCTATCGCTCGCAAGTACGACTCGCGCCGTTTGATCAACATCGCTCAAGGCGCGGAAGCGACGCCCTACAACACCGACCTTACCGGAGGCACCTCCCTTACCGGGATTACAAACATGTTCTCGGTCGCGTCCGACACTCTGGACGCGATTGCTGACATGGCTGCCGCAATGGACGAGAAGTACGTCCCGTCTGAGGGCCGCATCATGTTCGTGACGCCCACGGACTACTACTGGATGGTGCAGAACCTCAAGACCGACATCATCAACACCGACTACCGCGGTGTGGGCTCGGTCGCTCAGGGTGTCGTGGAGTCGGTCATGGGCTTCCGTATTGTGAAGACCACCAACCTGCCTACCACCAACATCACGACGGACGCTGCTGGTGGCGATGATTCGGTCGTCAGCGCCGTGAACGACTACCTGCACGACTGCAGCAACATCAAGGCGCTCTTCTGCCACCCGGAGGCTATCGGCATTGTCGAGCCCGCCGGTATGGGGGGCGAGCCGACTGTGGTGTACGAGAAGCACCAGGATCGCCTGGGTGAGGTCATCTTCGCCAAGGCCTACAGCGGCTCGAAGTTCCTGCGCCCCGAGGCGTGCGGGTCCATCAAGAGCGCCTGATCTCTCTCCCTGTCTCCCCGGAGGGGGCTCTCAGGTTCGCCTGGGGGTCCCCTCCACTCCTATCTACGACGAACAACCGTGACCTACACTGCCAGGACGACTGAGCTTGAGGGTGTGAACCGCATCCTTGCGACGGCATCTCTGCCGTCTGCGGCGGCGCTGCAAGTGTCAATCGACCTTGAGAGCGACGAGGGGCAAGCGCAGGCAGCCCTGGAAGAGGCCTCCAAGGCCCTGCAGGGGATGGCGTGGTCATGGAACACCGAGTACGACCGGGCCTTCAGCCCCGGTGTAGGTGGCGTCATTGACGTGGGAGCGGACATCGTCCGCATCTCAGTCGGGGCAACTTCAGCCGCCCGACAGATCACCTTGCGGGGCTCGGAGCTGTTCGATCTCGAGAACAACACAAACGTCTTCTCTGACGACATCTACCTGGACGTGGTGCGTCTGCTCCCCTTCGACAGCATGCCTGAGGCCGCTAGGAACGTAGCGATCTACCAGGGTGCCGAACTGTTCCTGACGCGGCTCTTCCCAGGCTCCGACGAGATCAACCGCGTGCGGGAGTCGGCCCTTCGCTCGATGGTCTACTTGAAGGAGGCCGAATCCGAGATGGGCGACTACAACCTCTACAGGAACTACGACGTTCTTCGTGGCTTCCTCCGGCCCTGGCACACGCGGTCTAGCTACAACATCTGATGCCGCAACTGAACCTGCCCCTGCCTTCGTTCTTGGCGGGAGTAAGTCAGCAGCCGAAGTCTGTAAGGCCGCCTGAGGCTCTCGCAGACCAAGTCAACGGCTTGGTACAGATTTCTAGGGGTCTCGAGAAGCGCCCCCCCATGGAGTGGGTCGCGCCCGTATCCTCTCTGGGAGCGCCCGCGCTTCTCCATGAGATCGACCGCGACGAGAATGAGCAGTACATTCTTACGGTCAACATTGACAGTCTGAACGTCTACGACAAGTCCGGGGTGTCATACCCTGTCTACGGCGACGACGGAACCTCTAACCCTCCCGATCTTGCCTACATAGCTAATAAACAGGTAGCTCCAGGCAACCTACTTGACCCGGAGTCGGTGCAGGCTGACAAGGCGGACATCCGAAATGTCCGCACCTACCCGGCCCTCACGGATATCTGGACAGTAACAGGCGATACGATATCTTTCTCGGACAAGCCGATTACAGGCCCTGGGGGTGAACTTTCTGCGGGCTGGTGGACTGGGGACTATAACGCCTTTGGTTATGTGCCTGAGACGTTTCTGGACGCGACCGTACCCTCCGTCACCTTTCAAGTAGGGAAGACTTATATCTTCTCGGTGTTTGTCCGAGAGAACGAGGACACTTTCCCTATAGGCAGCAACCGTCAGTGGCCCATCGGTAAGTATTACGTTGGGTTCGTTGATCCGACATCTGCGGTTGACTTCCCGGGCACGGCGCTGTTCCTCAAGAACTCCTCGGGGCCTTTGGTAAATGTACCGCCCCCTGACGCGGTGCCTGTCAACGACACCAACTACTATACTTACTGGACGAGCCCGAACTCCGTGGCCTGGGATGTAGGCTATGGCATTCAGTCCTACCCCGATAACTGGGGTCGCCTTTGGTTTGCGGTAACGCCTCAGGCGGGCGATCCTATTGTGGGGCAGCCTGTATCCGTCCGTGTCGGGGCTCTCATGGGCTACCTGGGCGCCGCCTCCTACACGACTCAGCCGCTCACTACCGGCTACTTCAAAAACGCGCGACTTGAGATACACACGGATGGGTCTGCTGCAGGGCCCCCCGATTACTACACAACGGACGTAGATCTTTCAGCCGTGTCGGTCGCTGACTACACGTTCATCGTCAACAAGTCAACAACGGTCGAGATGGACTCGGCGGTCTCGGCAAGCCCTCCGGGCGACGAGCTGATCTACTTCGTCAAACAGGGGTCCTACAACACCGCGTACAACCTAGGCATCAAGCTCTGGAGCCAGCTTACAAATAACTACGCTGAGATCCAGGGGCAGTACACCACGCCCTCAAGCGGAGCCAACTCGAGTACCGACAAGATCGCCGGTATCGTCTCTCAGGGGTCGGGGGCGACGTGGAAGGTGTTTGGGCCGGACTTCACAACGGCGGCTGCAGCCACTAAACCCTCGCCGGGTACCTTTGGGACGTATGAGTGCGCCTGCACGCTGTCCGGTAGTGTGGCACGTCTGGTCTACGACACGACGCCTCTTGGCGCCTCGGATGCCCCTGAAGGGGCAATCGCGGCAGCATGGTCGTCGGACGGCGGGGGTGACTTGTTCTCGTCGGCCTTTACGGATCGCGTATCGGACCTAACGGACCTGCCTCTCAACTGCAGGGACGGGTACACCGTCAAGGTGGAGCCCGACGCCGACTCGTCGCTCGACACCTACTACTTGAAGTTCGTTGCGGACTCGGACGTTTCGGGGTCAAGCAACGACCTCGCGCCTGGCTTCTGGCAGGAGTCTTTGGGTTGGGGACTTCCCTACCGCATTGACCCCGCGACCATGCCGCACGTCTTGGTGCGTCGCCAAGACGACGCTACGGGGTCGCTCACAGGAACCCCTCTGGGGATCTACTTCACGTTTGGGGAGGCGTCGTGGGAAGATCGCGCCGTTGGTGATGACGACACCAACCCGCTGCCCTACTTCGTCGGCAGGACTATCTCGGACGTGTTCTACTACGGCAACCGGCTGGGTCTTCTGTCGGGCGACCACGTCATGTTGAGCGAGGCGGGCAGCTTCTTCAACTTCTTCCGCAACACGGTCCTGACGCTGCCTGATGACTCTCCGCTTGACATCGCCGTCACGGGTACAGATGTCGCACAGCTCGAGAAGGCTGTCGTCTTCGGGGGGCGGCTGCTGCTCTTCGACAAGGACCGTCAGTACCAGCTCATCTACGCCGACACCCTGACGCCCACCACAGTGCGTGTGGATGCCGTGCTTGACTACGAGTGCATTGTCGATGCACGCCCCGTGGCAAGTGGCAACACGGTCTTCATGGCGACCCCTAAGGGAGCCTACGGGGGCATCCGTGAGATGGTTCCCCTAGGGGACCAGGACATCATCGCCTCGGACATCACAGAGGCGCTGCCGAGCTACATCTCGGGCAAGATCACGGACTTGGCCTCCTCGAGCGTGGAGGAGCTTCTCTTCGTGCTCACCGACGAGGGCTCAAACATCTACGTCCACAGTTACTACTGGCAAGGGCGAGAGAAGATCCTGAGCAACTGGGGACGCTGGAAGATGCCCACGGGCGTCAAAGTGTTGAAGATGGCTGTCTTGGGGTCTGACCTCCTGGTCATCACGGAGGACTCTGAGGGCTACAGCTTGGAGAAGTTCGACCTGACTTCACCTACTGAGGACCCTGAGGGGGGCTACATGCTCTACCTCGACCGCAAGATCTCGTCGGACAACCCGAACGTGACCCTACAGGGGTACACGGGCAGCTCCCCGGTGTACACGACGGAGATCGCGCTCCCGTACAATGTGCCTGCAGGGGCGGGCGCTAAGATCGTTTACCACACCCCGGACGGGCTCACCTTGGGCACTCACGGGACGGTTGGGGCGGGCCTCCGCGGTCGCGGTGGTGGCCTCCACACGGTTGATGTGGCTGGCTTCTCGACCAGCGAGGACAACTTCTATGTGGGGGTGCCCTACGACCTGCAGGCTGTCCTGACACCGCCCTACCCGGCCTCGCAAGCGGGCAACGGGAGGGCGCGAGTAAGTGAGGCGGATATGCGTCTGCGGCGCCTCCTTGTGAACTACGCCGAAGCCTCGGGAGTCCGTATCACCCACGATCCAGCGGGCAGCGCCACCTCCCAGGTGTACGAGGTGCTCCGCACAACCCCGGATGACGGCACTCTAGAAGCGCCGACCAAGGGGCGTGCGACTGGCTCGAAGACAACCGTGGCCTCTTCAGGAAACGGACCCTGTTCCTTCCAATCCGCCGAATGGGTAATCGACATCTCGGGCCGCAGCCGAAGGACGTGAGGTTTACCGTCCGGCCTTCCACAGGCCAAGACGCCCTCGAGCTGGCCCCGCGGCTTCGAGACATCGACGTGGAAGAGATTGCTGCCTGCTCAGGTCGCACGCCTTTGGAGTCCCTTGAGTTCGGCCTGGCGCACTCCGACGAGTGCTTCACGGTCACCTACATGGGTGCGCCCGCAGTCATGTTTGGAGTTTCCCGAGAGGGTGATCAGGGAATCATCTGGGCGCTT